CTGGACTTCTGGGCTCCGCCGCGTGCGGCACGACGACTAGTGACCACCCTCTTACGATCGCTGCGATTAGCGCCAGTGATCCCCTTGCGGGGTTTAGCTTCACCATTCTCTCCTCGTCTTGGTTCCTCGCTATCTCCACCGTTTTCACGGCGTAGAATTTCACCGGCAACCACGGCGACACCAGGTTTGATGACGCGTGCATCCGTCTTGTCCACTCGGTAAATGCACGGCGGGTCGAGGCATCCATAGAGACTCGTAACTCCGTCATTCCACTCGCGGAATCCTGACAGCTCAGCAGCGCCACCGAACTGTTCCTCGATGAGGTCGTCCATCCAGGTGTCGTATCGGTTGGGGTAGTGCTTGTCTCGTGAGACATGCGTGTTCCAGATGTTCAGGGCGTTCGTGTATTGGTACTCTCCCCGGTACTCAGAACGGTACAGGTCAAGCACTTTTGATACGAACGGCCCGATCACAGGAGTCTCAGCGTCGCTCAGGCTAAAAGCGAAGGCCTTCTCAAGGAGTTTCCCCACATGAGTGACCTTGTTGAGGTGGACTGTCACGTGAAATTTTGACAGTTGGCGGCGGATGTCGCAGCAAGAGTTGTTGTCACCAAACCAGACACCGGGCCCGTAATGTCTGGCGAGGAACTGAACTCCTGGTTCACCTCGCGGGATGATGGTGCAAGTCAGAATCTGACCCATCATCTTCGCAGCCTTCTCTGCTCTGTCCTTCCTGAGGTTTGGCGTTCCGCCGTCATCACCGCCGTACAGACCTAGGGCCTCCCAGGCCTCGCGAGCCGAATAGAATCCTCCACCGGGTTTGGTGGTCATCCGGAACGCGAGAAACGCGATGAATGCGGTCAGAATGGTGTTCAGCACCGCTGTCTCCGCAGAGCCAGAGGCTCGTGACAGCTTGCTGTTGTACCTGACGCCAAACTTGGTCTTCACGTCCAAGAACGTCTGTGCCTTGAGGCTAGCTTCTAGCTGTTCCCACACGGACGGGTCAAACAGACGCCTGAGCAACGTCAACTCAAGGTAGCGTGGCTCCTTGGTAATGTTACCATCTTGGCGCTGAAAATCTCCGTCCAACCACCACATCGCGGTGGCCAGCATCTGAGTCACCTTGGTCGCGATATCAACTGGCAAGCGCCCGAAGGCGTACCAGGGAATCTCTCCCATGAACTCATATAGAGCATACATCCACCTCGAATGCTCCAACTTGCTGGCCCCGTTCATCACTGTGATGTTGCGTGGGTCATTGGCCGTTTGATAGGCCTCTGCTTTCTGCATGGCTGCAGCTGTCCCGTCATCATGGGTATGCTGCGCCTCCTCCAGTATGCGACGTTGAGTGGGACGGTTCTGCTTCTCGTAGACCGTCTCATACTCGACTGGCACCAACCTGATCTCCTTCCCATCAGGTCCCCGAGGCAGATATTCAGCCATGATGGCCACGAACTCATTGACCACGGTGTAGACGAGGTTCGTCTGGGCCTGAGTTGGGGTCTGCTTGTGCTTCCCCTCCTGCAAGTCCGTGACTCTCTTCTTCACCGTTCGCTGGTCGTTATTCGCTGATCTGTCCGGGACGAATGCGCCGTCGACTATAGCACTCATGAACGCTATCATGCTCGGTTTGCCGGCCTCGTAATCTCCCTGTCCCCTTTCGGGTAGGTACTGGTACGAGATGACGCCGTCAACCGTGCACACTCTCTCAGGTGGCGGGTTGCTGCCCAGTTTCACTTTGCCACTGCGCACCAAGTGGTACGCCAGTAGGACCTCCGAACCTTTGGTCTCACCTAGACCAAGGCCTCCCGACATCATCTTCGACTTCACAGTCGCGTGCGTGAGCACAGACGTCGTAGCGGCTGCCATAGCTATG